TGTACCATTTACAAGATCATTCGGTTATAAAAATTTAGATGAAACAATTGGTAGATCAAAAATACTTAATAAGGATGCGATTACTAACTCCGGTAGATTAAGTAGATCTAATAAAACATTAAATTAAATAGGTATAAAAAATTTAAATAGGTATAAAAAATTTAAATAGGTATAAAAAATTTAAATATAAACATTAAATAAACTATATCAAATGTATATGTCTTCAAATGTAGGTTCTGTAGCATATTCTTCAAGAGAAGGAATAATTGATGTACAACCGGGTCAACGAGTTTATTATTTTGAACCTGTTTATGTGGATATGGAAACAGATGAGGACATTTTACATCCTCTATTGATAGCACTCACGCATAGTTTAATTATAGGAGAGGACATTGCAAATATAAACACGGAAGAAACTAAAAAAACCCTGTCTGAAGATCAATTTAATAAATTAAATTTTAATCAAGAACTTTCTAACTGTTGTATTTGTATGGAAAATAAAAAATTGAATATACAATTAAATTGTAATCATATATTCTGTAAAACGTGTATTAAAAAATGGCTCACTGAAAAATCTAATACATGTCCAACATGTAGAACAGAGGTTTAATGAAATATCTTAAATTTAATATTATAATTTAAAATATTTGATTAATAATAATTATGAATACATTAACTACATTAATAATAGTATTGTCTGTATTTGGTTTATACATTAATTTATATGGTAGGTCTAATCTTTCTGATCCCGAACTTATGAGTTCATCGTGGTTGTCTAAGATGTTTACAAAAGAAAATAAAACTGAAAATATTTCAAATGAAGTAGAAAAAATAATTCAAGATCTTAAATTAGATCCCGAACTTATAAATGAGGCAAAAAATATTTCTCCCGAAGAAATAGATCTTTTAGTAAAGAGCGCTGAAGAACAGAACATTTTAATGTCTGCACCTAAAACATACAACGAACTTGGAGAGAAAACGAGTGAAGTCAAAGTTCCCAGTATTTTAAGCTTAGGAAAAAATATAAAGGGCGGTTCATCTATTAGAGCACATGGTTGGGTTCGTCCATCTACAGTAGATAAAGTAGATGCTAATGGTAGTCTTACTAAAGAAGACATTTCTTACAAAAACAATTATCCATACAAAACTTCAGAATTAAGAATGAAATCAGGTGATTCTAAAGTATTAGAGAGCACAAATGACTTGACAACGTCTAGAAGATACAAACAGGATTCTCAAGTTGGTACATTAATATTACCTAAAGACACTTCCTCTTTTGACATTAACAATACATTCACTGAGAGGGCAACCAGTATTTATAAAACCAGAATAGGATATGAGAATAAAATTTTACCAGACGTTATGGGCGTCAATGCTGATTTAGTAAAAGAAAGAGACAACATAAAACTAAAGGCTATAGATGAAATGTCTGGTAATGTAGAAATTAAGACAAGGCCTAACCTGGTAGGTTTTAAGGATAGGGTAGATCATATGAAAACTCATGAAAAATTGTATCCAGTTGATAAGGTAAACACAGATATGCAAAATATATCTCGTAATTACAATCTAAAATAAAATATTTATTAAAATGTAAATCACAATGAATATTACTGACCGTAATGTTAACAGGGATAATAAAGACATGCAAATAGTGGCCAATGATATCAACAATATGGTAAATTTACCAAAGAAAAATCCCAAAGAAATTAAAGTAATAAATAAAATTCCGCAGCAAAAGACTATTTCATTTAAAAAGACTATACCTTATGATGAACAATATGCGACCAAACCTAACATAGTCGGTAGATCTAGTTATCACGACGATCTTATAAACTCTTTAAATCTTAAAACCCAAGACATCAAAGAGGATACTCATATTTTATTAACTAGCACTGCTTCCAAAGCTAAAGACACTGATGTCCGTAGAATTATTGAAAAGGTAAAACCAAAGAATCAAATTTCTGGTATAACAGATAAAAACTTAATGGCACATTTAATTGTACCAAGTTCTTTAACACATTCTATAGTCCCAAGGAACGAGATAAAACCCATGGGTGTGTATCGTCAGGCAGATTCTACACCTTTGCCTCCGATTGTAACGCCTGTTACATCTAGCAAGGAAAAAATGATAACTATAAGATAATTTTATCGATGATTTCCTTATTATCTGCGAGTGTTTGCTCAAATATATTTCTTAGTTTTATTAGAGGTTGTTTAGAACCTATGCTATTTTTAATAGTTTCATATGAAACCCATTTTACATCGTTTATCTCTAAAAACTTTTTATCGACGTGTATCTTTGATATAAATTTTTTAGTAGACAAAAATCTATGTCTATAAGCGGTATTGAAAGGTACTTTAACTAAATACATGTAATAAGGGTAACCAGATGGCGTTTTACACTTTATACATTGTGAATTATGCTTAGATAGTGTGTTTTTAATAAGATCGTAATCTTCTATACACCCAAGGGTTTCTTCCCAAGATTCTCTTGTTGCAGTTATTTCCGGATCTGATTTATCTGTAACTTCGCATGCTCCTCCAAAATTCGACCATTTATTGTCCCAGTCCTTTCCGAGGAAAAAATAAGGTGCTTGCTCTATACTTTTAGTATAAAAAAGTATTCCCGCGCCATAAATTATATTATTTGTTAGCATTTAACTATTTATTTGTTTTGTCTTTAAAAGGAATTAAAAAAAAGATACATTATTTATTAATTACGTTTATGTATATTTATGTCCTTTGTAGATAAATACGATATTAAACCGCCACTTAATTTAATATTTACTCGTTCCAATGATAACAAAAAAATAAATTCCACTAATTATAATATGAGCGGTTCTGTACCAAAAATACAGATAGAAACTGAGAATTCTTCTAGACCTACAGTACAAATTAAAAACCCTGTGAGTATAAGAGGAATTGATGTAATCAGGGACTCCGACGATTCCGCGTCGGATGCTTCTGGTAGTACTATATCAGCAGCAGAAGCACCAGCAAAGAAAACAAGCCTCAAAAATGTAAAATCTAAGTCTAAATTCAACTCAGAAGATTATCAGAGTTTTGTAAATAATTCTAAGAAAAAAGTAGGATCCGATAAAGATTCGGAATCTGGTTCGGAATCTGGTTCGGAATCTGGTTCGGGATCTGGTTCGGAATCTGGTTCAGATTATTCAGATTATTCAGATTCGAGCGATGGTTCTGAAACTAAAGGGAAAAAAGATCCCAAACAGGAAAAACAGGAAATTCTTCTTAAGCTGCTCGCTCTAGAAAAGAAAGGTGTTGAACTAACTAAAAAATACTCTATGTCATCTAAACTTTCAGATCTACGTTTTGAATTAGAACTTCATCAGGGCAACATGGAGAAAGAGATGAGTGTAAAATTCCAACAAAAGATGCTAATGGCCGCTGTAACAGGTCTTGAGTTTGCTAATAAAAAATTCGACCCAATTGGAGCAAAATTAGAGGGTTGGTCAGAATCCGTGATGGATAACTTAGACGATTATGAATCTGTATTTGAAAGACTTCATGAAAAATATAAAACTCGTGCAGAACTCCCACCAGAGTTACAACTAATGGTAACATTAGCAGGAAGTGCATTTATGTTCCACGTAACTAAAGCGCTATTTAGCAGTGCTCTTCCATCCGGTGACAATGGACTCCAAAATTCTGAAATCATGAAGAATATAGCCGCCGCAATGAGTAAATCTTCGGGTCCTCCTCCGAGACCAAATTCAAATGAAATATCCGGACCCAGTATGAACTTGGCCGGTATGTTGAGAGATGATGATTCGGTTTCTAATAGTACAGTGGAAACTTCTAAAGAAGTTAAAATTAACGAAAGGGGAAAAAGAGCTATTAATATTTAAAAAAAAAATAAAATAAAATGATGTATAATGTATATAAATGGTATTATATTACAATCAAGTTTCAGTACCCATGTCTGACAAATCAGACCCATCATTATTATTATTAGATAGTGATATGTCTGACAAATCAGACCAATCATTATTATTAGCTAGTGATTTACAGAAAAGCCCTTCTAAAATCTATACTGTTGATACTCCGAAAATGGAAATATATCAAGAGAATAGAGGTCTCTTAGAAAGTTTATCAGAACAATTATTTGGAGATACACTTGAAATGCAAACTGTAATTCTTGAAGAAAACTTTTCTAATTTATCAATGGATGAGAAGATGAATTACATCTTTAAGTCTAACATTATACAAGGTCGGGTAGTTTCTAAATATTTAAGACTCATATTATTTATTCTAATGTTGATGGTGTTTAAATTGTATTTTTAAATATTAATAATTTTTGTATTTATATTGTTCATAGTGTATCTGGAATTAGCATAGGATAATTTTCTAAATTCTTCTATACTTTTATCCCCTCCGTATTCCTTTAATGAGAATATACTAGGAGCACACTTAATTCTAAAGGCTTGCCCAAAAAGAGCTCTGTAAAATTGTCCCACTAGGTAACTTTTATTTTCGAAAGTTTTGTTACTTATACAATAAGATTTAACACAATTTGGTGAACAAAAATTACCAAATAGTTTATAACGTTGTAATTTAGAACAGTAATCTATAGGTAGATAAAATGGTATACTTTTAAACGTGTGGTGACAGTTATAACATCGAACGTCACTTATACTCTGTTTAGTTTTAGTGATATCTACTCCTCTATTGTAATGTTTTACATTCTTTACAGTTTCTTTTACTATGTCGCAAGTGTCTTCTTCATCGCTTGATAATATTATATTGCAGTCTTTATTATTGGTTTCCGTAAAAAAGCCTGAAATGTCTGCATTTTCTTCTCTTTCTTTATCATGTACCTGAATACAAAGATTTCCAAAAGACAGTGCACTGCTTGAATAATCTTCTTGAATTTCTTCATTGTTGTCAAAAAACATATCTTCTTCTTTATTATCCTGAACGTAATTATTTTTGAAAGTAGTCGTTTCCCATTTCTTTTTCCTACCCCTTTTCTTCTTAACTGTTTCTTCTGAATCTACGGGTACTACTTCTACTATTTCTTTTTTTTTACGGCCCCTTTTCTTAATAGTTTCATCCATTAATTAATTTAAAGAAACCCCTTATAAAAAAGAATAAATGTTTGCTTTATATACCTTTACTTTCATAGGTCTAATTACATACGTCTTAAACAAAGCTTATAATTATTTTAACCCGTATAAGACCTTTGAAGATAAATACGAACATGATGATTACAATTTATTGTGTTATCGCATAATTTTTGAAGACGGTTCTGAAATGCTTGAATCGGAACTAACAGACGAAGAGGTAGAAGAGATGGATATCGACGAAAATAAAATTAAATATATCATAATCGAGTATATGTTTAATGGAGAATTTATGAAGTACATTACATATACAAAGGACATTCGATTTCCAATTTATCCTTTTGACATTACCCCCACAAAGTATCCATATTACCCAGAAGTAGTTATTTTAAATGGAATGGATATCACAAAATATATTCAGCCCTGGTTGGGACCATATTGTAATTTTTACACCGACCGCGAAGAACCAATTAAGCTTGAAGATGCCCTAATGGATCATCCAGATTATAAAGACATTGATTTTAACAATGGTACACTATTGATGCTTTCCAATGAAACACCTTTAAATGGTAGAAAGTGTGTTACTAAACCACTTCCTTGTAAACTAATCTGGAAGAGACATGCTGCCGTAGATCCTAGAGATGATCATCTTTTGGAAAATTGAAACTAATTTTATTAATGTATTTAAAAAATAAATTTATTTAAACCTAAATAATGACAGACGAAACTGAAGAATCTGTATTATTTAGATTTAAAACTGTTCAAACAAATGCTATAAGAATTCTTTTCGAATCTCTTAAAAATATTCTTTCAGACGTAAATTTCAAGGCTGATTCCACCGGACTTAAACTTACTACAATAGATGGAACTAATAGTGCAATAGTTAATTTATTTCTTCAAAAAGAGAAATTTGAAGAATATATCTGTAGTAAAGTAACTAATATAGGTGTAAACCTGTTATCTATTTTTAAGATTTTGAAAGGTATCAAACATGCTGATACTATATCATTTACGATATATCATAACGAAGATGGACATATGTATATACAATGTGAAAATAGCGAGAAAAAGTCAAAAATTTGTACAAAGATTAAATTGCTTGATATGGACGAAAAAATTTATAAAATACCTGATATCCGGTTTAATAGTTATATAACAATGCCAAGTTCTGATTTTCAGACTTACATTTCAGATCTTTCTAACATTTCAAACGAAATACAATTTACATATAATAAAGCCCTTAAGTTGAGGGCTGTAGGAGATTTTGCCGATCAGAGTATCATCATTAATGAAACAAATGATAATTCGGCAGCTGAAGAACAACACGGCACATATAACACCAAATATATTTTACTATTTACTAAATGTACTAATTTATGTAGTACGGTTGAAATTTATCTAAAGACAGGCTACCCTCTGACTATTTTATACAACGTGGCAAATTTAGGACAGATTAAATATTGTCTTGCTCCTAAATAAATTAAATTTCAGAATCTATAACATCATCATCATTTTGACTTATACAAAAATTACATTTATATCTATAGTAAATCTTAAGAAAGGTGTCTTTAACTCTTGTAAATGAAGTCCTGATTAAATAAGAATTCTTAACTAGATTTAATACAATTTCAAGTTTTTCATGGTCTATATCGACATTGTATTTCTTAGTCAATATTTCATCAATACATAATATAATTATTTTTTCGAAATCTTTTGATTGAAAATTTTTAATGTATTTCTTGTTTGTATTCAAAAAGTCTATAACTTTAAGTACAATCTTTGCGTAATCTAAATCTTCATCTGTAAATACTTCATAAAGACCATTATGTCTCAAACGATTCAATAATTTGATATAATAGTCTTTATTTCTTGAATCAGTAATTTTTTCTTTGTTGTTCATTTACGATATATCGTATAATTTAATTTAATTTAAATTGATTTAATAATTTGATAACTTGCGCCAACCACGATGCCTGAAAAAGCGTCGGTTGCGAAAGAATATCCAAAACCCAAGGGTTCGTAATAATATTTCTCAAGATGTGGAAATAATCCAGAATATCTCATCGGTATACCTACTATTCCGGAAATTAATATTACCAAGAGTGTAGTATATAAATTTACACCGGACATCTTGAACGTATCAAGGGATTTAATTATAATAAAGTGGGTTATTGCTCCAACAAATCCGGCTATAAGCGCAGCGGATAAAACAGTATGTTTTTCAAAATATTCTTCAAGTACGGTTATCCATTTCATATTTTCAATTCCAAAAAATTTAATTTTATCTTCTGATAAAAGTCTAAGAATTATATCCCAAAAAGCGGTTACTAGAAAAATGATTATTATATCTTGTGTTAAATTATTTTTTGCGCTCATTCTAATTTATTTATTTAAAAAAAATATATTTTATTATAAATAAAAGATGTTGACAGAAGTACCAATGCCTGTTATGATCACTGTAGCAATTGTTGTAATACTCGGTGTTCTATGGATGACGGGTACGTTTTCTACCAGGAAGCAGTACAGAAATAGAAACGCTTTTTCATTAGCAGGTGATATTCAGAAGAATTTAACAGCTTTAAATGTTGAACAGATTGAAAATCAAGCATCTAGCAAATTCCATTTTGATGATAGAATCACTAGTGCTGTATTAGATAACGGTGATCGCTTAGACTCCTTGTATACCGAAAAGGCTTATAGAGGTCCATATGGTGTTTCTACAAGATCTGCCATTAATAAAGATGAACCAGTCGCTGTAAAAGTAAAAGATGTAGATCCGGCTGCCGTAGTAGAAGTAGATTCTTCGCAGGTTAAACCGGGTCAAAATGTAGATGTTAAAAAGGAGAATGTAGTGGCAACCGAAGATGTAGTTGTAAAGGCAAAAGATGTTAAACCAGGTGAAAGAGTTACTGTAAAGCCGGATCAGGTCAAGTCGAGAGAGCAGGTGCTTAAAAAGAGCATGGTAACCGGGCAGTCTGAATTAGTATCTAAAGAAGACGTTGATATTAATGAGACGGTAATCGCAGATTCTAGTCAGGTAGATCCTGAGACAACTGTTGTAGTTAAGGCGGCCCAGGTAAAGCCCAATAAGACTGTAGTAGCACAGGGTAAGTCACTTTCTGCTGGAAAGAAAGTAACTGTTGTTGCCGAAAAAGTAAAACCCGAAGAAGTTGTAGTAGTAAAGACATCTGATACCAAACCCATGGCCAAGGTAACTCAAGTTACTCCTGCCTCGGGTCCTTCGCAATTAGCTGTACCGGCGGCTGGCGATGGAATTGAATTAGAAGCTCCAGAGCCTATTTCAATCGGTACCGTAGAAACTAGACTAGCAGGTGGTGCTGGTTTTGGAAAGGTATATTCTATGAATAAGTATCCTGCCAAAAAAGCTTATACTACTGTAAGTGCTAGACAGAGTCTATCCGAGTTTCCTGTAAGATCTACAGTTCACACATCTAGAATTTAAATTTATCTAATCATACATTCATTAAATGATTCATGAATGTCTCTATTTTCAGTCTTGTAACTAATTTTAAATTTCTTGCTTCTATACAATGAAAGTCTTTTACGATGCCAATTATTAAACACACTTATAGTGTCATTGATGTCTATGACAAGTGGTAGATTTTCATTTTTCTTACGTAAAATTCTACCAACTGCCTGCTCGACGTTGCCCTTTGGAGAAGCAAGTATTAACGTGTCTAATTCTGGATTATCATAACCTTCTGAGGCCATCTGATATGTTGCTATTATAATTCTACAATTATTCGATTTTTTAAGAGCGTCTGTTTTCATACCTCCATAGTATAAACCGACTGAATAAGAAATTAATGAATTATAAAGTAAATCACAATGAGCTTTACGATCTGATAATACAAGAATTTTTCTATTTGATGTGTAACACTCTTTAATTAATTTCAATATGAATGTATTTCGAGAGTCTATTTCCGTAATAGAAGTGATACTAGCGGGTGAATTTACTTTTCCATTTGGTAAATATTTTATTACATTATCTGAAAATTCTGAGAAATTATAAATATGTATCTCCGGTTCTATAATAAGCAATTGTATATTTACTACCACTTTACCCAGAAACCATTCAAGTGTGTATTCCAAACGATCCGCTCTTTTTAACGTAGCCGTCAGTCCAAGATTATACTTTGCTCCTATTTTGTAAAACACACTTGAAAAAACTTTAGAACAGTAGTGATGCGTTTCATCATAAACAGCAAACGAAAAATCCTTGAATGTTTCTTCTGGATAGTCTTTCATTGAAATACTCTGTATCATTCCTATACATATACATTCGTTTGTGTTGATATTCTTGCCCTGAATTATACCAGGTGAAACATTTAAAAATTTTTCAATTTGTTCTTTCCATTGTTCCATAAGAGATTCTTTATTAACTAAAATTATTGTCTTGACCCCAAGTAGATGAGAAATGTAAAGACTGGCAAATGTTTTACCCCAACCAGTATATAAACAAGCTATACAAGAACCATTTTTAAGTAATCCTGAATGTATTTCTTCAATGGCAACTTTTTGATATTCTCTCGGCGAAACATTTATTTTAATACAACATGAATGTATTTCATTTAAAATTAACTCGCCTTCATTGGAGAAGTATCGAGGAATGTACATAAATTTATTCGTAAGTTTATACATCACATAATTTATGGGCGCATAATCTCCAGGAGTGAAAGGTGTAACAGTAAGTTCTTTTTTAAGACCAGTTCTTGTCAGATTTACACGACGACCAAAAGGCATTGGTTTTATATGTAATTTATTTTTATATTTATTTAAAGAACTGATATATACATTTTAAATGGTAAAACTTTATATCACAACAGATCGTACATTTCGATACAATAATAGGTGTAATGAAAAGCAATTTTCAGAAATGAAGTGTATTATCAAGAAAAAAACAGATGAAGTACATAATTATATGGAAAATACTCGTCAAATCGGAAATGTTTTGTCGCGCACAAATGGGTTTAATAGAATGATTTATCAAGCCTATTCTGAACTTTATAAAAAGTATACCGATGTTATCCGATATGTTGATAGAATGACAATTTCTCTTCGCGAAACAGAATCAAAACTCAAAGATACCACGGAATTGTATGAAAATCTAGAAGACGTCTATAATGAAAAAGTAGCAGAATGTGAAAGACTTAAGAAAACGGACACTCTAGAAGAAGGTGAAACCAAAGAAGAAAATTTAAATTTGTAAACGTATTTAAAGAAAAGGCTAATATAATAATATGTAACTAGAGTAATTCTATGGAGGCGTAGCTCAGTCGGTTAGAGCGTCGGTCTTATGAGCCGAATGTCGCGGGTTCGAGCCCCGCCGTCTCCATAGAATTATTACATTTTTTTAATTAATTTAAGAACTTGATAGATGGATATGTGTATATACAGAATACTATATCAATGGAATGTTCTATCTGCTGCGAAAAGTTTAACAACTCAACCCATTTTAAAGTAGATTGTAACGGATGTGACACTCAAGATACAGCATGTAGAACTTGTTGTAAGACTTACATCTTGAACTCCCAGAACGATCCTATGTGTATGTTTTGTAAAACTCCTTGGGAACGGGAGTTTATGATTAAAAATTTAACAAAAACATTTGTTGATAAAGATCTTAAAAGACACAGCGAGGAACTTTTTGTTGAAAGACAGATTTCTCTCCTGCCAGATACACAGAAAGATGCTATCAAGGAAAAGAAGATTAGAGAAATAAAGAAACAATTAGATCTTGTCCAGAAAGAAAAAGACAGACTTAAGGAACTAATCAAAGAGCAAAATGATATCTTTCAAGCATATTCCCTAGAATTGCAAAGACTTCATTATGGTACATCCACAGAAGATACATCGGTTGTTAATTTTACTATTAAATGTTGTAATGAGATGTGTAATGGTTTTTTGAACACAGATTACCATTGTGAGATGTGTGAAACTAATTTTTGTAAGATGTGTATGGAAATAAAAGAAGAAGGACATATCTGTAATGAAGAAACTAAAGCAACCGTACAGGCTATTAAAAAACAGGCAAAACCTTGCCCAGGTTGTGGTGAGATGATATCTAAAATAGACGGGTGCGACCAAATGTGGTGTGTTAAGTGTCATATTCAGTTTTCTTGGAGAACTGGGCAACAAATGCAAGGTTATAATCACAACCCGGAATACTTTAGGTGGCTTCGCGAAACCGGGCAGGATATTCAAAGAAATCCCCTTGAGAATGGTAACGCAGCACAAAACGTATGCGGAGTCAACTTAGATGCTGTTTACATTACTCGCACGGTTATGAATCTTTTCCCAAATCAGTTTTTTATCCGCGACGCTTTTTCTAATATGTACAGATTTTATAGACACGTGGAATGGCTAATTGGTACATTTCAGGGGCGCGCAGAAAATTCAAACGGGAGTCTTCTTCAACTCAGGGTAAAATATCTACTGAAGGACATAGACAGAGAACAGTGGAAATTTGAAATTCAAAAGGTAGACAAACAGAATAAAAAGAATATTATGTATGAAAATATATGGAGACTTGTATTTACAGTTTTACAATCTACTTTTGAAAAATTTGCTGTTTACACTCGCGAACAAAAAAACCCGCAAAACTACAAGGAACTTATTGACGAGTGTATCAAATTCAAGAAATACGCGAATAATTCATTTATTAATGTATCAAACACATTTGGCTCTCAAACGTGTCCAGGAATTTCAAAAGAATGGAGGGAAATCGGCAATCTTAAGACTTATATTAAGAAAAACCCTGATAACATTTAAAAAAAAATATTTGTTAATTGTAAATGGATAGAAAACGTGTTAAAATAGGTGTCAAATCAGTTTCTAATCTGATGTCTCGATTAACCACAGGTTACGGCAAGAAAAAATCTGGTTATTACCCACCCTCTTTGGAGGGTTACGATTACAATTCAGAATATGACAGGTATATGAAAAAATGTAAATCGTATCAAGTTCGCAATGAAAAGGGTCGTTGCGTTGGAAGAAAAACTAAAACCGGTTCTAGAACCGGATCTAATCTTGCTGCTAAGGCAATGAAACTTAAACATAAGGAAGGAATAAGTCTTAAAGAGGCGTGGAAAAGAGTAAGATTTGGTTATAATCCTCCTAATTTAGTAGATTATGAATGGAACCCGAAAACTAAACGTTATAATAAAAAATGTAGTTCGGGTAAAGTACGTAATCCTTCCACGGGTAGATGTGTATCGGATGGCACGGCAAAAAGAGGAAGAACCTCGCAACCAAAATCGCCAAAACAGGTTAAAGGTTACAGAGTAGAATTAGTTGTAAAACCTATGGGTGCAGATGAGCGCATAGATTTAATGGGTAAAAATCGTGCCCATAATCTTAAAAAACTCGTTGAATATTATAGTATGCTGCTACCATCGTTAGAATATGAATTTACTATAGTCAACCCAAAGGTCGTTAAGAGAATAGTTGGAGATGAAGGTAGAATAGTATTCAAGTACGATCACTTAACGCCGTTTGCATCGCAACGCGATGCCTGTATCGAAAAAGCTTTATCCATCAGTGGAGATAACCCAATTACAACAGATGGCAAAGGCAGAATTTTAAATATCGAAGCAGGAAAACTATCACCATACGACTTTCCTAATGGTATTATACCAAATGAGACATTTTTATTAGAGGCGCGGGGGGTTGAAAAGAATTGGAAAGGATTATATTAAACTTTTTTGAATACAAAAGAAAAGTTTAGGAAACTACAGATTTGTTCATTTTCTGTTAGATTATATTTATAATTGTCGTATATTTCTGAGAAGTTTTTAATCTCAATAAGTTCAAGACCGTGGTTTTTACATTTCTCTATCAGATGATCTTTATGAAGAAAGTATTCAATTGAAGCACCTCGGTATTCAAAATAAGTCTCTCGGGACGACTTAACCGATTTTAATTCAAATGAATACATTCCTTCGTCATCTGTTCTTTTAAGACAAATTGTGTCGTTTTCAAAATGTCCATTGTTTAGACTTAAAAGACTGGATATAACATCTCCGTCTGCCGCAGTCCCGATAAAGTAACCATTCGTTTTAAGTTTTTTAGAAATCATATTCAATGTAATGTCAATGTCGTTTACGAAATAATGGAAAGAAAATTGACACGAGACTATGTCATAAATTTTATTATTATCTTTAGAATTAACTATATTAAGTGCAAAAGGGTCTATCGCTGAAATATTCCAGAAGTAACACCTTGGCATATTAGGAAGATGTTTCATAGAACTGTATCTCTTGATAGCACCGTCAAAATCATTTTTTTCATATATACTCTTGTTATCAATGTCAAAACCTGTAATGTATTTAAGTCTCGCTTTAGACCACTTCATTAAGTCTCCACCTCTACCAACGGCAATATCCAGGAGTGTATGTCCATTAGTTTTCCTTTGAGCTTCAAAAATGAGTTGCATCTTAATCCAGTTGTGAAATTTACGAAGCCCTTCGAGAGATTCAGTCATAATCGATTGCTGTACAATGTATTGATTATGAATGTACCTATACTTTATATTTTTTTGTAATAAAATTACTTATTTTCATCAAGGGTCATAATAGCCATTGCTGCGTAATTGTGAAGATCCATCAATGTATCTCGCAGTGTTTCATCTATTATTTCAATTTCAACACTCTTTGATGTAATCTTAGAAAATCTTTGAAGTTTGTCTCCAATTCTAACTAGAACTCCTACTGTACCATATGTAGCAAAAGCATCGCCATAATCTGAATTTTTCCTAGCAAAAAGTTCGCGGCAATCTTTTTGAATAGATTCAAGCTGCTGTACACGGTCCATTGTAAATATATATAATTTATTTCTCTAAATTATTACAAAAAATTATAATGCTTAAATAAATAAATTATAAAAGTGTATCACGGTCATGAACTGTAAGTGCGGAATCAGGGCTCTTTTCTTTGAAAAGACTAATCTCGAAGGTACGTTCAATGTATTTAAATGCGATGTTCAGGGAACTAAAAAGAAAGGAAAATGCGATTTCTATTATTCACAAAAAATTAAAGACCCCGTAAAAAGGCTTGTAGACGATACATTACAAACAATTAAAAAAGTTGTAGAAGTAGATCCAAGAGAAACTTACATAAAAGATCTGAATAAGTACATGCGTCTTCTTAAAAATGCTGCGCATTTACCTAAAGAATATTCTACCGATTACATAGCAAATATTAATTACATTTTAAAGAGATTGAATATGAGATTTTATTTTGAAGATACTGAAAGTGTAGAATGTCTTGAAAAAAGAATTAAAAACAATGAATGTATAATTAGTCAACCTGATACCCCTAGAATTACATTTCCATTAAAATTGACAGAATATTCTCCTGAATTGAGAGTGCCACTGAAAACAAAACGTAAAAAGATTAAAAAGATAAAAACCAAATTAGAAATTGTAAAATTTGATTTTAATAGTTTCATAGAAAATGATGAATTTGAGAAACCTGTAGACGAAATTGAGAAACGTGTAGACAATATCGAGAAACTTGTAGATGAAATAGATAATAAGTCGGTATGCAGCGACAATTCAAGCGAAATATCCGATGTCATTGACAATGACGATAATAATACATTTGACGTAGACGACTATGATTCTGATGTAGATGAATCTTTTGATGATACCGGGGCATTTAGCGATTAAATAAAATTAATTAAATATATGCTCTTTTATAAATTGTAACCATATGTTATCAAATATATTAGACGAAAAAAGTCAGGTTAAAATCAATGAAATAGCAAACAAATTTATTTTTCCTATAAAATGTTATGCTATTATATTAATTGTTATTCTATTGCTAAACTCTTATTATTTGTATAAGATTTCTGAAAAATTAAACTAATTTAAAAAAATAATATATACAACCTTAAATGGCAGAACTACCTGTTACAGATCAGGAAATTGAATTTTTTAAAAAGGATGTAGGAGATTACAACGAAATTGATACAGAAATCAAAGAACTTAAGAAAAAGATGAAACCTTATCAAGATAAAATTAAGGAACTTACTCAGAAAAAGAAACAGAAGCAAGAAGAAGTTCTAAACTTTATGTCAAGTAACAATCTAGATGTGTGTCATGTAGGTGACGATTCTAAACTAGAACTTAAAAACACGGCGGTCAGCAAACCAGTCACAAAAGGAGATGTATATGATAGGATATACAAGTATTTTTCTGAAGACATTGATAAGACAGAAGATATGGACTCCCAAGGAAAGGCAAAGTTTTTACACGATTACATATACATCGAGGGACGCGAAAAAGTGCCCACCCAAAAACTAATTTCTAAATAAATTAAAATGTGATAATGTCTTTGTAACAGTTAAGTATATCCAAGACATTAGTGTCTTCTTCATGTATTTCATATTTCTCTTTTTCTAAATGTTTTACGTAATTATTCATAGTAAGTGACTTAATTTGATTATTTTCAATTTTAAACAGACCTATATCTGAATTATACCTATCAGTCGTAAAGCTTAAAACTGTTAAGTTCAATTCAGAATTTTCACCGTCCTTGTACATAACTATATAGTCTTGATACATCTTGAATTTATTAAATTCTTTAAATTTTGATATATCAAATACATTTTCATTAGTTTTTTTTTCTTGAATTTCTCCATTTTTAAAAAAAATCAAATACGACTTCATTCTATACTAAATTATACATATTTTAATTAACTTTTTTAACCTTAGATATTACAAAAATAAATTTATATAAAAAAATATTTTATAATGAATTATATTCAGTGATGGCTACGGTACCTGTTAACTGGACTATTGATATTAAAGAAAAGATCGATCAGGCTGATAATGAGAAACTATTAGAATATTTTCAAGTTTTAGATGAAAAATGGTCTGTTAATAAGGAAGATGATATAATAGAAACTGCGTGTAAAAATCTCTGTATACCCGATTTAGAAGCAGTTGATACCAGTATTTTGTCGGTTGAACTGGAAAAATCTATATTCGAAACTACGCTGTTGTATTTCAAATTTAAAAAATACATATCGGATTTTGAAGACTATCAAGAAAGATGGAATAAGATTTACGAAGTAATTTTTTATTCTGAAAGGTTAATCCGTGATACTTATATACTTTTTCGTACATCCGATCCTAATAGGAATTCATTGTGTAACGAAGATCCAGATGTACTTTTTAAGTATGCTAGGTTTACAGACGATTCTAAAAAAACCCCTTATCAATGTCTTCTTCTGTATCTTCTAGAGTTATTTTCAGAAGAAGGATTTACAAAAGCAGGCGGCAACTTGTATAAACCCGTAATCTACAGGAAATATAACACGCATGCGTGGAAAAAGCAATGTACAATCAAGGATTACATCTATCACAAAACTGACCACAAAATTAACTTTAATCAGTGGAAAAATGCTACGGCTAACGGTACAAGTAATATAAACAACGCTGAAAAATACTTCAATGAATTTATCGGACCCGAATTGCCAGCATTAAATAAAGATCGTCACTTATTTGCTTTTAAAAACGGTAATTACATAACAAAGTATAACACTGCAGAACCAGGTGATACACCTGTTTATGTAGACGTATTCGTTCCGTATGGTGAAAGTCATCCCTATCTTAATAATTTGTCTGTAGCAGCAAAATATCACGACTATAAATTTGATAACTATGAAGAGTATTCGGAGGACGAATGGTTTAACATCATAGCACATTGTCCTACATTTAAAAGCCTCCTTGATTATCAGGATTTTACAGAAGAAGTTCAGAGATGGTTTTGTACATTTATGGGCAGGATGTGTTTTAATCTAGGTGATATGGACAACTGGCAGGTTCTGTTGTATCTACTCGGGCAGGCTGGTGCCGGAAAGAGTACAATTGTAATGAAAATTATTCAAAAATTTTACGAAGAAGAAGATGTAGGCATCATCGCAAATAACATCGACGCAAAGTATGGTATCAAGCCTCATGTTAATAAGTTTATTGTACTTGCTCCGGAGATTTCCGAAAATTTTAAGATGGAGCAGACAGATTGGCAGCTTCTAGTTGAAGGAGGACGCAACACTTATTCTGAAAAGTATAAGTCGGACGAAACTATTAACTGGGAAGTTCCGATGATGATGGGTGGAAATAAAATTATGAGATATAAGAATAACTCAGAAAGTGTATCACGTAGAACAGCGGTAGTAAACTTTTGGAAAAAAGTAGTAAATACAGACACCGAAATTGATAAAAGACTAGCAAAAGAAATACCGAGTATCATGAAATTGTGTATTCGCGGGTACTATCACACACTTAAGAGACATGGTAAGAAAGGTATCTGGAACATTCTTCCGCAATACTTCAAGGAAAACAAAGAAGAGATGGAGCAAACTACTAATTCTCTTCAGCATTTCTTGAAATCTGGTAAGGTAGTGTTTAATAAGAACTATTATGTACCCCTAAAGGTATTTTCTCAGATTTTTAACGATCATTGTAGGGAAAATAATCTACCACGCGAACAATTTACAAAGGACTATTATATGGGCATCTTTACTAATAACGATATCAAGGTTGTACAACAAGGTTCCAGAGAATATCCTACTAATTCCGGAATTATTCTCAAACGTACTACATTTGTACTCGGTATTGATATTCCGGGAGACGATAATGAACTCCCCGAGGATGACCCCGAATAAATTTACATTATATTTTCACGTTAAAACATTAGTTTTAATTTATAGTTATATATTAAATGCCAAAAGAAATGTTACCTGAACTATTAGATACTAGCGGTGATTTTATATTCAAGATTGGAATTGGTTCAGTAATTGTAATTATTATTTACTTTATATTTAATTTATTTTCCAAGCTGAGAGAAATAAATGACAAACTGGACTCTTTTTTAACAGATTTTAAACCTGCCGAAGCACAGGAATATTCGGGTGATGTAATTGAAGACATCACTGATAAAACCGAAAAGAAGGAGTCGAATGTAGATTTAACAGGTATTGACATTACAGAAGATCTACCATCTATCGAAGAATAAACCTCAGGTAGGACATGTGAGTAAACTTTCATTCCTTACAAATGCGTCTATTATACATCTATACATTCTTTCATATGAAGCGATGTCATTTCCGCCCGTAATTATAACACTACCGGGTCTGAATACAATACATGACATCACTTTATTAGAATCTGGATCTTGCATTTTGATATTTACACCCGGGTATTTATTTGGGTTAAAAGAGTATGTTTTGAGATAATTTAATTTACCCTGGTCTAAAATTTTACACAAATCTGACTGTTTTATATATTTGTCTATTTTAAAATCAGAATTTATCATGCATATTCTAGCGTTTGAAATATGAGCCGTTTCACTTGTAAAGGCATTTAATACACTAAGTCTCTTAAAAAGTTTTCTTAAGGCATACGTCGTTGAATATGGATTAAGAACCCCTGCCAATTGAATATTTCCATTTGAAAATATTTTAGCGGAAACTTTGGGTTTATTTTGATATTTCACGGTTATGTAGATATTAGCACAGTTATAAAATTGTTTCTTGCCGTTTTCATCATTATATACGGCTTTATACTTCTCAGTGTCTATAACACTATTAAAACAGCAACAAACCGTCATTGTAGAGATGTCCCACTTTTTAATAACATTAAATGATGTATATTTTTCATCTTCCGAGAATTTATTTTTATAGACTTGATCAAAACTTTTAAAATTGGGATTACAAATACAGTCTGTATATTGAGAACGCGGGTCGCAAATTGTACACATCTTATTGTAAGGTCCGTGTTCTTTATATACTAATTTGTTTCTTTATATAGTTATTTTTTGTAATTATTGGTCTCTAAATTCATTTATAGTCTCTACTACAAAGATATAATCAATTATTAATTGTGTGTTTACTGATTTCTTACATGCTTTCAATAACAATGAAGACATTTCTTTGGAGTGATTATTTACAAGATGTGTGAAATAAAATATAAATCTTGGAAGATAAAATCTATAAGTCTCTTCTAAATTCAATTCTTTATTATTAATGTCTTTTATGATGTCATATAAGCAATATGTTAAAATGTTGAAATCTATGTCTCTAATCATATCATCTGATACTATCAATTTATTGGATGACTTGCGATGATAATAAATTATTAATCTATTTATTTCTTCGATCTTTTTATTTGACAGTTTAATTCTAGTACAGGGATCTCTAAAGTCTGACATCTTATTTAAATAAATTACGAACGTGTCAAAATCGTAATATATGTACTTACTGTTATTTTTAATACAAATCCAAGGATACCTAATTTCTTCGTGAGAAATAGGACAAATATTATTAAAATCAAGTGTTTCCCTGATTTTTTGCTGTATTACTCTAGCAGCAGAATATTTATTTAACATGTCTAAAATAAAAGACTTGTTGTATTTTTCATTTTTAATTTTGTAAATTTTACATATTTTTCTTAAACACTTCACTGTTAAAATATTTGAATATTTAATCATCTATTTAATTAATTTATCTTTTTAAATCTTTTTAATTTAATTTAAATGTGTATAAAAAAATACAATAGTAAACTACAAATGTCATCTTTTAAGATATCCAAAAAAACAGTTCATACGGATTCGAGAACCTCCATTATAGATAAACATCTTGAAACTATCAAAAAAATAGAAGACGACAAAACAAATTTAGACAAATATCATTCAGAATTAATACTATTAAAAAAAACCAAGAAGAACTTTGAAATTAAATGTAATTGTTCAGATGTTTTTAATGTTTCTAGACAGATAGACGATTTAAAAGACAAAATTAAAAAAATTGAAAACGATACAGAATTATCCGATTATTTATTTGATTCTATAAAATTTATAAAGGAAATAGATAATAACGGTTGTACCACAGTAGAAGATACTTCTGAAGAAGGTATATTTAAATATATTTCACTTGAATCAAAAAATAATAAAGGTGAGTTGTATAAAATGTACATGGAAAAATGTTTTCCATCGGAATCGGGTTCCCGCTTAGAAAATAAACGTAATAACATTTTTAGGTGCCCAGGCTGCGACGGCAAGACAACTAACGATATCTCATCGGGGCTCTCAGTGTGTTTTAACTGTGGTCTAACAGAAAAAACAAATATTTCAAATCTTCCAGAATGGAATCATGCGGAAACACATGAATACATCAAGCCTTATAGTTACAAAAGAACAAACCACTTCAAGGAATGGATAAATCAAATACAAGGTCGAGAAGGAACTCTTATACCTAATGAGGTTATAAATTTATTAATAATTGAAATTAAGAAAGAGAGATTAAAGGACAAAACTTTAATTACATATAGTAAAATCAAAGAATTTCTGAAAAAACTTAAACTTAATAAATATTACGAACATATTCCAAATATAATACATAAAATAACGGGTAATAAACAGTTAATTATTAATAATGAACTTCAAGAAAAATTAGTTGGTATGTTTAATGATATACAAGAACCATTTGATAGAAATTGTCCGAAGAATAGAAAAAATTTTTTAAGTTATTCTTATACATTATATAAATTTTTTCAATTATTAAATAAGGACGAGTATCTTATTTATTTCCCTTTACTTAAAAGTAGAGAAAAATTATTTGAACAAGAAAACATATGGAAGAAGATATGTACAGATCTAAAATGGACCTTTACACCATGTATATAAATTTAGTAAATGTCTATATTTGCTGTACTATTATTGTAAGACACAGTAGTTGTTCCTACACAAGTTACATTAATATAAGACCTTGGTCCAGCAAGTGTATTAAAGTTTATTCTAAGTCGAATACTGGTATATCTATCAAGAGGTACACTAGAACCTGAGTAAGCCGTAGAAGCCAGAGGTATTACAAGAGAACCCGTCCCATCTTCTTTGTCTACGCCATTGAATGTGTATCTGTTATAATTTAAACCTAAATATGATTTAGTTGCATAGTCTATAACACTTGGTTCTATAACTTTTTGGTAAGTATGACCATTCAGTTCTAAATTCATATCAGTTATATACACTCCAGAAGTTAACCATCCAGACACTATAATATGCGAGGCGTATATATTAAAACTATCTAAATCCAATAGAAGATATCCGACATTGTCTGCGTCGAAATATAAACTCTGTGTCATTTTAGGCACCTGTTTAATGCCTTTATTAAATTCATCTATTTCTATGTCATCCAATTCAAATCTTTTAGAAAAAAGTCTAAACTTTTGGATTTCTGTTTTGTATTTTAATCGGAAATGTCCGTTTACATTCTTATAGATGTCCCCGAGTTGAAAACCATAATTATCTGCCAAAAAAGAATCGATGTAGTAATTGGGATCTCTATCACACGGTATTAATGTATTATTCATGAAGTTGTCAAATACAGTATTATTCATGTCCTTAGACTCCAGGTCTCCTCCAATAACATTTTCAAGTTTGTTATAATAAATTTTAATAGACAATTTTTGGTCTTTCAATAGTCCAGAAGGAAATGCGCCATTTTCTGAAATATTACTAAAAGTTTCTAACTTAGAGTTCAGTGTTTTTGTAAACCCAGGGATCCAAGTTGTTAATCTTGTTGAACCATTTTTATTGATTATACTACAATTTTTTAATAAATTTTTATATTCCCCCGCTCCAAATTCAGTGTCTAACATTGCTTTAATGTCATCAAATGTCAGGGTTTGCCATATCTGTGTACCGACCTGATACTCTATTCTATTAAAAAGTCGAAGAATAGATAAATTTCTAAGGAAAATTCCTTTCAAGTTTGGTATATAAGGAAGAACATCGGCAATATTATCGCGTTTGGGGTCAAACTCAGCCAAGGAAGTGAATGGTATGTCTTCTGTAATAATTTCAGGTAAATTATCATCGTATTTAGTATCAACTCCAGTCCATTTTTTACCGTCTTTAGATATTGCAACCTGGTAATTTCCGGCGCCAATCGCAACCCATATTCCGTGTTTATGAGTTATATCAAATGTTATGACAAATATTCCAGATGTATCAGCATCATTCCAAATTAATAAGTCGTCTGACCATATTATACTTGAAAAGTTTCCTTTCCCGACGGCAACATACCTCGCAGAATTTACACCTGTTACGAAATTTTCATTCTTAACCTTTTCAATTTTATAACAATGTCCGTTACTTCTTTTAATTATAGAATTTTCATCTACGTTTATAAATTTTCTAAATCTTTGAGTTGGTTTAGTATTATTCAATGATATAGTTGGTACAACATTATTACTACTATAGGAGGTTAAATTAAATTTACCATTTAAATATACTACATAAAATAAATTAAACTGATTAGGATAATCAGTTGCGACAAGTCGTCTTTCTACGTTATCTATAATTGTTGTAAAACTTGGTACCAATTGTTTTCTATTTTGGCTGGGGTCCGTGTCTCTAAAAGAAATTGAAGGTTCTGGATAGGTATTATTCTGTTCAATAGTTAAATTTTCACCGGATACATACATAAAGTATATTTTCTCGGAGACAGATGGGGTGTCAAGTATAGTATGATTGAAAGAAATTTGAAGTAGTATACCAGTTTGTCCGTATACGTCAAGTGGTTTGATATCGTTTGCTTCAAAATTATTAGAATCTGTTATAGTTGTTGGATTACCCTGATTTGGCTCGGTAAAAAATGGAAAGCCTGGCATTATAACGCCGGGTACAGCGGCTTCGTCTGTAAAATCTATGTACTTCCAATTTTCTAAGTCGAATGTATAAGCAACACATTTATTATTGCAAACGGCACCAGAATCTTCATTAATCCATTCTTCGGATTGTGAAGGTTTGCCCCCCACTACCCACAAATCGCCTAAGTTACATACAGTATATATAATATCGAAGTTTAATTTTTGTGTAGTGTATTCTCTAAAATCGTAAGTAGATGCGTTTTGGAAAATTACTAGGTTATAGCCTGACTTGGCTTTGCCAACTACAACCATTTCGGGACGAGTTTTAGACATCGCAACATCTGTAATGTTTTCAAAATCAGATACTATCCAACCTTTATTATTCTCATAATAACTTGAATCATAGATAGTTAAAGGCGGACCCATTAAAACTCTCCAGTAGTATCTACCGTTAATATTATAATCATATATATCACTGGACGTGGTAGTTCTATAAAGAATTACACCATAGGTTTGATTACCAATTGTATCAAGAAAGTCTCCAACTGTAAAAATAATTTCAGGATTTCTTAGAGAGGAATATAATCTTCTTAAGTTATCCGCAAAAAAAGTCACTGGAACTTTACCTTCAGATGTATTACCATGTATAGTTTCAGATTCTTGATAACTAGTGCTAGTCAAACCATTTGATTCTACAAGTGGAAAATCAAAATAATTTGACATAATTGTACCATTTTTATTAGAAGCTATAAATATCTTACCGTTTACATGTATGATGTCATTTGGTTCTTTATTTTCAGAAGTACTACCATCACCGTATACATTATAAAAAGTAATGCCACCGCCGCCGTACATCCCTTGATAAGTAGCTAATGCTTCAGCTTTAAATGCCCTCACACCCGCACCACCATCTGATGGATCGTAAAGTATATTATATGCAATAACATCTGTAGAAGTATAAGGAGAATTGAAATTGTCTGTTCTGTAAATTATGTCGTGAAACCTTTCAGATTTGTAAGAAATTTGTCTTACTTTACTCCCACCTTCAACGTTGTGATCTGTTTTAAACCATTTTGTAAGATCGTAAGATTTTAATAAATATTCAGTTAATCCAATTTCTATAGCAATTTGCCATTCATTTAATACGAAATTAATACCAAAAATGTTTGTTATGTTAAATGTGTTATCAAAGATTATTTCAAGATTAGATACATCGGTGTTATATCTATAAAGATTGTAATTATTTCCTGACGAAATAGCCACAATAAAATTTCCATATTTGTCTCCCTCTATTAAAGGATCTTTCTTTGACTCAATTGTATTAGAATTATTAATTTTTATGTCATACCATGTAATTCCGTCAATAGACTTCTTAAAACGATACTCATGTGTAGTGTTTCCTCCGGGGTCTCCATTTTTATTACTGAAAACGCCTATAAGTAAATTTCTATAGGCGTATTTTATATTCCTAGGATATATACCATTAAATAAAGAGGTTCTCGTTGTTTCGTCTGTAACAGAAGTATTTTGTGGTCTACATGTTATTACTCCACTTTTAGTAGTACTATTAAATCCATAATAAATTGGTCTAGTCCTATTATTAACAACACCTATGTATTCGTAGTAGAAAGTTCCTGTTACTTCTGGGAAAAGAAATGGTCCGGGGGTTGAGTGAGTTGTGGGGGCGAATGGCCACGCCGCCGTCGCTTTGCCTATAATAATTGCGGGTGGCGAAGGGAGCGTTTGAAGTATACCAAAAGAAATTAACAACGGGTGTCGTAAAGTATGGCCCAGAGAATTTTCCGTATTTTTTTTAACTTTAAAGGCTACTTCCATTATCCCATAATTCCGCAATGAATGAGGTTTAAAATACTCTACAATTTCTTTATGAATAATACCTGTATTTACACTGGCGTTGTCAATGTAGTCATTGTAGTCATTTGTTAAAAATAGTAAAGGATACCACTCAAAACCCTCGTTATCTGAGTAAAATACAAATTGTCTAAAATAATCTACCTCTTCTCTAGGTGTAGTTCCGTCAGGGTATGTATTGGATTGGGTACCCTGCTTACCAATGGCAAGCCATAAACCAACATTATTAGATATAACATAATCTAATTCTGGAATATAATAATTAAAATTTTGGTCATCTGAGTGATTATAAAAACCAGACGTTGCAACCGTATTTGTATCTCCATGATAAAAAGGCGCTAATGACCAAGTTTTACCATTATCATAACTTCTGATAAGTTTTCCATTTGAATCTATTCCAAGTACGGTTTCTAATTTATCTCCAAGGGTTATAAAATGTTCACCTGAAGTATTGCTAAACGAGGAAGATACAATTGGGTCAAATGGATACGGCTCAAACGGTATATCATGAGTAAAAGGTACTTTTTCATATGTAAAATTTGTGTCACCTGGTCGTATCTTTACTATTACACATGTTTGTTTATCCGCATCTACGGTACTACTATTATTATCCCTTCTAAAATACTCGTTTGTATGATCTTTTGACCCCGAAACAATTATCTTTCCAAAATCGGTGCTTTTTTTCGGTCTTTCACCATAATAATTTAATGTATAAACTACTTTATAATACGGGACTCCTTCTGATTTTACGGGGAAATCTGAAAATGAATGAATGGTAGTCGGCGAGGACCCCACAAAATCATCTAGATAGACGTATAATAAAGCTTGATCATTACTGAGACTTGGTGTACCTCCAAAAATTATAATACCTGGAATAGTACCCTTACCCGCGTGGTGTGTTTCTAAAATTAAACAGTTAATTTCTTGAAATTTGTTGATGTTTAATTTAGTCCACACATCAGTCGTGGTGTCTCTCCAAGCAAGATTATATCCTGATGGGTTTTTTGCCTTTCCAACTATAAACTGATAACTTGTTTCGTTAATTTCAATAAATCTAGTTTGGTTAATAACTTCAAAACTTAAATCGTCTAGTTTCTGAGGATCAATCACACTAGGAATTTGATTTGTATTAAGATCTATATCAAGAGATTTTAATTCACTTCCTGCTAATTTTAAATCTAATGTTCTAGATTGTTCTGTAAAACTGTACATATTTACGGGGTTATTGTTATTGGATTCATCAACAAACGCGAATTCTGTTATCTCAGAATCCATTTCAAAATTTAAATAGATGTCTCCTAGCATATCACTGTTTTCATCTGGAGTGAAAATTTTGTATCTTTCGGACGTTATACCTTCTGTTTTACCAGAACACGTCATTTCGGAAATGTTGTGTCCGTGTAATATTTGTTTAGAAGTGTCGTTTTGAGTTAAGAAAACCGAATGTATTTCTTCATCTTTATTTATTTTATTAGTAACTGATATACCCTGTGTACCACTTGCATTATAAGCGGCATGAGCAGCGTGTGCCCCTCTTCCCATGGTGTTAATTAATATAAGTAAAATATAATTATTTATATTATTTAACACACAATAATTAATTACACATTTAATTAATTTTTAGTACATTGCGAGCGAAGCCGCACCACCCTTGAATAGTGCAGTTGTCTCACCGATGCATGTAATGCTGATGTATGGGCTCGAAGCGGTTGGCAGGGTGGTGAAAGTTAGAGTTAGGCGAATGCTGTCGAAACGGTTGAGTGGAACCGATGAGCCCGAATAGGCAGAGCTTCCAAGGGGGAATACAAGCATACCTACACCGTCAACTGCCTCCGCTTGGTTACCCTCAATGTTACGATTGACGTATAGACCAAGCGAAGAAGCGGCGGCATAATCTAGCATCTGAGCTGGTAGAACACCGGAGAATGAAGACGAGTTCAACTTGAGCTCAGCGTCCTTGATGTAAACGTCCTTACCAAGATTACCCGAGATAATTAGATGCGAACCGTATAGCGAGAAGTGATCAAGATCAATGGTCTTCCGTAGAACACTCGTTACATCAGTAATCAAAGCATTCTGGGACATCTTAAGACGCTTTGGAAGACCTAGAGGCATCGCCTTCATCTGCTCACGTTCCTCGTTACACATAATCAAATGCTTAGCATAAAGCTTAATAGACTTTAGCTTAAGTGGAGCTGCGCCTAAAACAATTTCGGTTCCTACCACGGCGCCGGCGGTGCCACTTACATCGAATTCCATAGAAGAAATATAAGGAGATTCATCTATATCAAATAACATTTTGTTTTTGCCGCTCGCGTCCGGGTTGTAGGCGGGGTCGGCGGTGGGCGTAATTGAAATGGTATTAGTATTAGAAAGATATATCTTAAGCTTAACAGACTGATGAGGAGCCGCAGCAAGTGGATAGCCACTCTCCGAAACATTCGTGAAAGTCTCTAACTGAGGCGCGAGAGTTTTTGTTAGTGCGGGAATAATAAATGTAACATCTACATCGGAGTCGGTGCCGATAGTGGTCCACCTACCACCCTGATTCACTGTCGATGGGCGCGCTCTTCTCGAAACAGTTCCGTAAGACGCCTCAGACATTTCTGTATTGTATACTACTCGCACGTCGTCTTTTTCAAGAGTTTGCCAGATCTGTGTACCAACCTGATACTCAATGCGCTCTATAATGTTTGTCAACGCGCCTAACTTAAACTGTATTTTTGGGTCGTCGCCATCGATATTCAGCGTGGTGCCGATGGGAATTGCAGTCCGATCGCCGCCCGACCCCGGCCCGAAAAGATTATTAATACCGACCTTCATATTAAGATATAATTCACCAAGGCAGTCGATGTCATTGTTAATAGTGAAAATCTTGGAACCTCCAAAATCAACGTTGCCGTTGTTGCCACTGGCTGGGACCTCTAGAATAGTAGAACCGTGAAGTAGCTGACGAGTGGTATCGTTCTTGTTCCAGAAGACCGA